AGTGTGCATACTGGGAAATGGATTATCAAATTCGCTGTGAAGCACTACTTACTGAAGAATACTATAACCAATTTATTGGTGGGAAGATAAACGGAAAATGGTTGAAGAAAAAAGAATCATAGTTTACACACAGGCTGGATGTCCTCCGTGTGAAATGCTAAAGATGTACATCGAACAAAAAGATGTAAAATGCGAGGTGATTGAAGTAGAAACTGATATACCACGAGAAACTTTAGTAAAGATACATCCGGAAATCGCTGATATGGGATTTCCGTTTTCAACAATCAATCATCGAATGATTGGTGATCTCATGTTATATTTGGAGAGTGGTTTATAATGTTAGATGTTTATAGAATTAAAAAGACCCGCGAAATCGTTTATCCATTAGGTAAAGCTGATAATAATCATACATTAGTTTTGTTTCGTAATAAAAGAAAATCTAATAAGGGTAACTGGGGAAATATTCGTTCGGTACGTGATGAGAATATCATAAAGGATAGAGAAAATGGCTGAGGTCATTAACGGTGAGTTCAAAAGAAACGAGACCAACGAGAAGTCAATGGGTGGTACTGAAGTATTGACTATGAAATTGGCCGAAAGGCTAGATAAAGATGTACTCGATGGTGTACAGATCGTATCATCTCGTGTAAGAGAATTGCACGACGATGTAATACGTATTTTTTGGGCGCATGACTTACCAGGTGATCCCGAATCAGAATTTTTAGGTACTCAATACGGCAAAGATAAGTTTCATCGATTTGTGTTTGTATCTAATTGGCAGATGCAGGGTTATATCGACCGCTATAATATTCCGCCATCAAAGTGTGTAGTCTTGAGAAATTTTATCGATCCTATCGACGATTATGAAAAAGACGAAGATCAAATTAAATTGATTTATCACACTACTCCTCACCGAGGATTAAATATTCTTGCTCCAGTGTTTAATATGTTGTGTCAAAAGTATGACAATATTACACTTGATGTCTATTCATCTTTTGCATTATACGGTTGGGATGTTCGCGATCAAGATTACAAGCAAGTATTCGAAACACTAGAGAGTAATCCTAAAGTTACAAATCATGGTACACAATCAAACGATGTCGTAAGAGAAGCATTACAGAAATCACACATCTTTGCTTATCCTACCACATGGAAAGAAACGTCATGTTTGAGCTTAATCGAAGCAATGTCAGCAAAAAATATCTGTGTGCATTCAAATTACGGTGGAATTTTTGAGACGGCTTCGCATTGGACAAATATGTATCAATACAATGAAGATTTACAGAATCATGCAAGTGCATTCTACAATATGCTTGATTTAACAATCGAAAATTATAATGATATGAAACACAATGCTGTGCCGACTAAAGTATATGCCGACACTTTTTATAGTTGGAAAAATAGAAAATCAGAGTGGGAGGCTCTCATCGCTTCGTTAAAATACGGTATAGTTGATAAATCTTTACCAAAAGACGAAGGACCGATGTTTAACTATAAAACTACATAAATAGTTTTATGAGCAATGTAATAGAGTTCCCATTAGATCGCCGCTTTGAACAAATGGCGATTGAAGATGGATTCAATATCTACGATAAAGTAGAAGTCGCTGAATTAGATACGGATCAATACCTATCTGAAATACTCAGTAGTATGTTTAATAATGACTACAGAGTAGATAATGAAGATTACGTGTATGATATTTCTTTCTTATACGAGACTCTCAAATCATTTGTCTATAAGATGAATGATTGTCATCATCCTATTCAACACTTTGCAAAGAATTTATACTGGGATGCCGTGCACCCAAACACTACTCAATTGGAATTCGATTTTTAGGTTTACAAAGCCACTTTTATTTGGTAGAATATACTAGTAAATAAGTGGAGTTTAACAGTGATTATATTAGATTACAACCAAGTAGCCCTCGCCAATCTAATGGTCAGCGGCCCTAAAAATGTCAATGCGAACGAAGATCTACTACGTCACATGATCCTCAATTCTATTCGCATGAATAAAGTCAAGTTTGAGAAAGAGTTCGGCGAGTTAGTCATCGCATGCGACGCTACGTCTAACTGGCGCAAACAGTTCTTCCCCTATTATAAGGCGAATCGCAAGAAGAATAGACAAGATTCTGGTCTCGACTGGAACGAAATCTTTCGTATTCTCAATGCAGTACGCGATGAACTTGCAGAATTCTTTCCCTATCCCACCGTCCGAGTTGAGCATGCCGAAGCCGATGATGTCATTGCGACCCTTTGTCATGAACACGGACGCCAACTCGGCGGTGACCCTATCCTCATCTTGTCAGGCGACAAAGACTTCCAACAACTACAGCGTTACTCAAATGTTTCGCAGTATGATCCTACTCGTAAGAAGTGGATTAAGTGTAATAATCCTGAAGATTTCTTGCAAGAACACATTCTTAAAGGTGATACAGGTGATGGTATCCCGAATGTGCTCAGTTCTGATGACACGTTTGTAGCCAATGCACGACAGAAGCCATTACGATCGAAAAAAATGGAAGAACTGAAGATGCTACATTTTTGGGATTGGGCTGAAGATGTGAACAAAAACTATCAGCGTAATCGTATGCTCATAGATCTAAATGCTGTACCTGATAGAATACGCACAGCAACAAAGAAAGCAGTAGAAGAACAAGAAGGTAAAGGACGAGATAAACTCTTCAATTACTTTATCAAATACAAACTCAAAAACCTAACCGAATGCATATCTGAATTTTAATGAAAGAGACATTCGTAGTTTTTCCAGTAATTATAAACAAATTTAAACATCATGAAGAGTTAAAAGAAAAATTACTTACAGCAATCAACGAACAAAAAGAATTTAAACCTCTTATAGTTCATGATCAAAATATAGCAAGATGTGATTGGGATACATCTCGTTTTGATAGAGAACGTGAATGGTATAAAATTTTAGATGAACCACTACATGAACATTTAAAAGAGTGGTGTACACATTTAAAGTATGAGTATTTCGAAATACATGAAATATGGTTTCAACAATATACTACTGGTGGTAAACACTCATGGCATACACACGGAGATAATTTTACGAATGTATATTACCTCGACTTACCACAAGACAGTTCACAGACTGAATGGATAGGACCAGTGACGCGCAAAATACATAAATTTGATGTAGCTGAAGGAGACATCATTACTTTTCCAAGTTGGCTAATACATCGCGGCCCTATAAATTTATCAAGCAAAATGAAAACTATCATATCATGGAATTTGGAAGTTACAATAAGTGATCTATACGGAGAGAATAATGGCAGTTAAACTAATTAGTGATATCTTTAAAGAAATCGAGAAGACATCAGGTAGAAAGAATAAAATCGCTAAGCTGCAGGAGTATGAAGGTAATAATGCTTTTATGCAAATCCTCGAGGCAGTATGTGATGTTCGCATCATATTTGAATTGCCTGAAGGTGCACCACCATTCAATCCACCAGAAGATATGATTGATAACACAGGCGGACTATATCAAGAAGTTCGTAAGCTGTATATCTTTACTAAGAATCAACGTAGTGCGAATATTCATAACATTAAACGTGAACGTATATTCATCGAGATGTTAGAGAGTATTCACCCAGAAGATGCTAAGCTAATGCTTGGCGTCAAAGATAAGAAGTTGCCATATAAAGGCATTACAACTAAGTTAGTAGAGGAAGCATTTCCAGGTAGGTTCAAGTATGAGTAAGTCAAAACGAGAAAGTAATTATCGTAAAGAAGAACGTAAGTTTGAAGACGGTAGTAAGAAGGAATTTATCCACGAGTATCGCGAGCATAAAGAAGAAAAATATTTAAAAAATGTGCTCAGATCTAACGATTTGGAAGCTCTGTTGGAAGTTGAAGATTATAAATAAAACATGCCAACGTACACATATTTTAATTCTGAGACTGGTGATTTAGAAGACCATGTACACAAAATTGCTGAGATGGATTCCTTCTTGGCGGCACATCCTCATCTCACTCGCAAGATCACCACTAATAAGACAAGTATTGTTACTGGCGTCAATCAAAGACCTGACGCTGGCTTTCGTGATGTTCTCAAATCAATAAAGAAAGCTTCTGGGAGGGGCAGCACAATCGAAACATTCTAACCCGTAAGTATAACAAAAACAGAGTAGGTTATATGGCACTTTCGAAGAGACAAAGGCGCGCATTGCGTAAAGACGGTATTTTAGACAATCGCGACCACGTACCACAGAGAGGCATGAAGCTTCAGCCAATCTATCCGAAAACTTTTGCTCAACAGTTGACTTTTGATGCATTCGACTCAGGAGACCACTTACTACTTCATGGAATGGCAGGTACAGGTAAGACTTTTATATCTTTTTACTTGGCACTGTCCGAACTTTTCAATAACCCCGACTGCGAATTCTATGACATTACTGTCGTAAGATCTGCAGTACCAACCAGAGATATCGGCTTCCTTCCGGGTAATGAAGATGAAAAGCTATCAGTATATGAAGAACCTTATCGAGCAATCTGTAACGAGTTGTTTCGACGTGGTGACGCATACGATATCCTGAAAGAGAAAGACCTCGTAAAATTTATGTGTACTTCTTTCGTCAGAGGCTGTACAATGGATAATACTATTGTCATAGTAGACGAAGTTAACAACATGAATTTTCATGAACTCGATTCACTGATTACACGAATCGGAGACAACGCGCGACTCATCTTTTGCGGCGACTTCCGCCAAAGTGATTTGACTAAACAGCAGGAGAGACAAGGTCTCTTAGACTTTATGAAGATTATCGACAGACTACATGGATTCGAACACATCGAATTCCATTCTAACGACATTGTTAGATCGTGTCTGGTGAAGGAGTATATCATTGCAAGAGAAGAACTCGGGCTTTGCGCTTAAATTATTTGAACCTAAACCCCTAAAACGAATCAACGAGGACGGCCAAAGGCTGTACGTTACTGAAAGCGGAGAAAAATATCCATCAGTAACGTCAGCCCTTGGTGCATTATCGAGGAAGAAGATATGGGAATGGCGAAAACGTGTGGGCGCGGAAACTGCCAACAAGATCTCAACACAGGCATCGCGCGCAGGTACTGCAGTGCACCAGGTTGCCGAGGACTATATTCTTGGGCAGATGAAAGAAGACGTGAATCCGATCGCACTAAACACCTTCAAAACTATCCAACCTTATCTGGACGAACACGTTGACGAGATCTATGGTGTCGAATTACAAATGTATTCCGATGAACTCAAGACTGCTGGTACGTCCGATCTGATCTGCCGTTATGCAGGTCAAAATACAATCTTAGACTTCAAAACATCTAAACGCTGGAAACCAAAAGACGAGATTCATTCGTACTTTATGCAAGGTGCTGCGTATGCTACAATGGTGAAAGAACACTATGATATGGATATTGAACGTATCGTAATTCTCATGGCAGTTGGTGGTGGAGAAGGTGCAATTGTATTTAATGAACCACTCGAAGATTGGCAACCAATGACTCGTAAATTCTTTGATCTATATCATAAAGGCAAACTAAAGGACTTCTAATGCATCCGAGTAAATGGGCTTTGTCGAGAAATTTCTTGACCGAAGATCAATGTGATGAAATCATTGAATTAGCCGAGAGAATGAAAAGGCAACGCGGTTCTCTTCATGACTACGAAAATAGTGTGCACAAAGATTCACGATTATGCGATGTTATTTGGTTTACCGAACATAATGCAGAAAAAGCTGGCGTTGTAGATGAGGTAGGAAGAATATATCAAATTGTTGATCAACAATTTAATGGTGTCAAACAAATCATGAAACTAGATCATTGGATTATCGATGATCGCGAAAATTTTCAATATACAGAATATACAAAGAAAGGCGAATGGTATGATTGGCATATTGACTGTCATCGAGAACCATATCCTGAATTAGATGAGAATGGTAATCCGCATCGATGGGCAGGAAAGGTAAGGAAAATGAGTATGAGTATTTTCCTCAATGATCCATCAGAATGGACGGGTGGTTATTTTGAAATAGAAAATACATATGATAGACCACCATCAGAACCATATATGAGAGTCAATCGTTATGGTCCAGGGATTGTAGATTGTAAAAAAGGAAATGCAATTATTTTCTCTTCAGATTGTTATCATCGAGTATCTAAGTTAGAAACTGGCAATCGTAAATCATTAGTCTGCTGGTTTGTTGGTCCACCCTTTGTTTAATTGGATTAAGCGATCTAATCCAATTAATTATTCAGCGGATTATCAAGTATAATCTGAATCTTCTCTTCGAGATCTTTTCTCGTCTGACGTAAATCTGCATCGAGCGTTCTCATCCGCTCGTTTACTTTAGACTCAATATTATATACATCATCACGCAGCTCGCGTTGTGTAGTATTTGTCTGATCGTCTACACGTCTAGCAAGGGCCTCGACTTTATCCATATCTTCGGTTAGTCTATCTTCTGCTAACTCAAGCTTCTTCTCAAGCTGCTCTATCGTAGCGAGGAGCGACGCCATTGACTCTGATTGTACTGCTAACTCTTGCTCTATGTGTGACATGTCAGGCGCCACGTACTCCTCGATCTGCGCCTTCATATTACGATAGTCATTGTAAAATTCAAATGCACCCCATGCACCACCGCCGAGAGTGGATAATGCAGTAAGAATCATAAACATCTTACCGCCTTTGAATGTCATGCCAGCAAATTCAAATTCTGCCATCTTTCTTTGCCTTCTCTGCTAGTTTTCTGTCTGTAGTCCTAATGATGATGTAACCTTTATTATCATAGATCGTATACATTCTCATGATAGTATACTCACAAAGCCGGCAATTAATACGGCACAAAATACAAAGAAGCCGGCGACGGCTACTGCATCAATATAAAATGCTTTTTTACGTGCAGCTGCTTGTGCTGCTTCAATTCTACGTTGACGAATGGCTCGTCTTTCTTTCATCATATCTTCGTAAAATTGTTGTTGTCCAGTATAAAGCAAAAATTCGTATAGTTCCTTTTCTAATTGCTTTATCTTATGTCGTGCTGCGGTGACCTGTAGTGCTTGTGCTTCTACACTGCTTCCACCAAATAATGATCCCACCATTGATGGGTTTTTAGCGTGTTGATCTGCTTCTGCTAGTGTTTCTTTCGCATCAAAGAATTTTGCAAAAACATCGTACATATCCTGGACCTCTTGGCCCTTCTCAATCGCTCCTTTAATCATATTGAAAGCAGAACCAGCCATCGACAACGCGGCGGCTATTTCTACCATTATGATTATTCCTTATCTGTATTACCTGCCATTACGCTTGGTGCCGTCGGAGCCTCAAACTGCAAGTTCCGAAGGTTTTGTATCTCGCGTTGTAACTTCAGTACTTCGAGTCGTTTCTTTTCTAACTCGAGTTTATATAATACATTACAATTGAGTCTTTCTTTTGGTGCACCGATAGGAATCGTAATTCTACCGTACACACCAATATCTCTCATAAAATCATCATTATTAAAATTGTATGTTGGATCATATCCACCATAAAACGGATCATTTTGATTTAATATACCTACTACACCAAATTCTACGTTAGTTGATGAACCAATCGCAGCTGAACACTCTAAATCACCTGCTCGTATTCTGTCAGATTGAAAACTCTGAGGTGATTGAGGTATCGCGATATTAATGCCATTCGATTGTGCATAAGCAAAACACGGTAGCAATAATATCAATGTCAATAATTTTTTCATTTTACTTTAGAACATATCCTAGAGGAAACCAAACTCGCAGACTTGTTTTGTTTCACATGTAACGAACGTGAACAGATATACCTTGCTCTTGGTAGATCTGCCTTTCTTATGTATATATTTATCTTCTTGCGTTCAAGATATTCGACAGGAACATTACGCTCTTCTGCCGCCCACGGCACATGTATAAACTCATCATCAAAAACTTCAAACGTATAATATGCTACATCGCCACGAGAATTCCATAGCTCCATCTCAGCAACGTATATACCTTCGACATATGATTGTTTGAGTTTAGGATAGGTGGGAGTCCATGAATGGGCCGCAACGGGCCCACTCAGGACTAATAACAGGCACATAATATAGCGCATGTTTAGAGTGCTATACAGTTAGCCTGAACAATCGCAGTGTATGTACCACCGGGAAGTGCTTTGCTAACACCATAATCAGCTTCTGAACTCACCTTAAACCAAGTTGAACCGGTATAATCGAGATCGATTTCGGTTGTCGAATCATATTCTATCTTGCTAGTATCGTATGCTGACATTTGAGCATCAGAAACAGCTTCTACAGCAGTAGAACCAGTCCATGAGATAGTATCAGTGAGTGCAGGACTTTGTGAGAATGAAGAAGGATGAGTAATAACAGCCTTATACGCACTAGCGATTACTACGTCGTAACGAACGACGGGTTCAACACCTCCATCTGCCGCATCAGTGCTAAGTACACTAGCTGTAGGGTTACCATAAACACCTTGCTTATCGAGAGTTACTACACATTTTGATTCGACATTGCCCACGATAGGAGCATCAAGTGCTTGTGCACTCATTGCAGTTACCGCGATTGCTGCTGCCAAAATTTTCTTGAACATTAACGTTCTCCTTTGTATTGTGATTTGACTAATTTATCATGAAGTAAGTCTTGTGCAAACTGTAGTCTGCGTCCCCGATTATTTTTAGGCAACGCAGCATCTTTGAGTTGAATTGTTTCATTATAAACAGTGTCAGGTAATTGCTCGTAATATTGGTTAGAAAAGTTGGCTAGTGCCATCATTTGTTTTTGCTTCGCAGTATCTTGAGCATTCTGTAACGATCTATTCGCTATACCTAAAACTGTCTCAAGATCAACCTCTTCTTCATCGTCTTCTTCTTCAGACATCCTTTGTCGCTCACGTTCTTCTTCATCTTCATCACGCATAGTCATCTCTCTATCGATCTCGTCTTGCACAAACGTATCGTCGAGCGGATCTACAACTTCAACTGATGGTATATCAGGTATTTCTACCTTATAACCAGGACATGATGGATCCGATTGTGGATCAAAACATGTATCATATTGATAAGTATAAATCACTGATGGGTCAGTCACTTTACCGTCACCTTCCCATGTTATTTCTCCATCTCCCCAATAATCTATAGGAATTCCACCAACACCGATTACTTTGAAGATAGAGTTACCAGGCAATCCAGTCCAGTCATCGGTTTCTCGAAAGATATATCCACCGTCGACCGCGTTTTCGTTTTGTATTGTGACAAGTAAAGGATCTTCAGGATTCTTGACTGTCGTATATCGATACAAAACTGTATTGACTTGCAAACCTGCCTGTTGAGGCAGAAGATTACTCATCACCCAATTATATCCATTCTGAGCTGCATTGGTCGTTTGACCAAATACTTGTTCAGAGTAAGAGTAAGAGGGCAAGCAAGCCAGCGAGACCGCCACCAGCAATTGCTGTATTCTTCGTATTGTCATCTATTCCCTCATCTTTTTTTTCGCCAGGTTCTACTGTCTTGCCTTCGGCAAGCCACGCAGCTTTAGCTTCAGGACCGATGAGTCCGTCATACGGACATGGTGTACCAGCATTCATCATTGCATCGAATACTCTTTCATCAGTACACATGAGTGACACTGCGGCCACTTTCATACCCATATCGTATAGAGTTTTGGCATTCTTCAGTCGTTCACAGTTTTCATCAGTAAATTGCGTACCTGTAGAAATACCGAGAATTTGTGTCTGAACTGCTCCAGCCACACCAAACGTACAAAGATCAGAGTTCGATGTATTAATAGTCGGCGTAATCGCTGACGCTGGGGGTGACTTCAATGTCGTAGTAGTACTTCCGTTTGTTGTAATTGTGCTTGTAGTCGTCGATTCAGTTCTTATCAGATTGGGATCAATCGCCTCTTCTTCTTGAGCAAGTACGAAAGCTGGTAACCATAAGAAAGCACCAATGACTAAAACACAAATGAGGGTAATCCTCACTATGCTTGAGTCTAATTTATCCATTGTTGTTTTACCTATAAAATATTAAATCATCTGTATAGGCATAATGTGAGGGTGGCTCAACCACGGTTTATTTATACCCCATAATTCCCAGCCCCTGTCAATAAATGGACAGGCCCCTGCACCTCACGGCATATACGAAAAAGTTATAAGCTTATAACCCAAAAGTCTAACCAGGCTATGTAACGGGCCAGCTCCCTGTAGTAGAATAGCAGCCCCCGAAAGGAGAATACTATGTATACTTATGAACTCGACTGTGCTCACGACGCAACTTTGGGCTATCTTTCTGATCTCTGTACCAAATACAATGCACACTATCGCTCACTCATCCATTATGGACCCGCCGGCGGTAATCCGTATATCCAATTCATTTTTAATAACCAAAACGACTTAGATCATTTTATTATTGATTATGTAAATAATTAACAAAAATAATCTAAAAAAATCTCTAATCAAATCAATAACTTGCATGCGCCCAAAAAGGCTAATAAAATCAAAGACTTAGAGATGTACAATCCCATCTTAGCAGGGTATAATGGCTCTTGTCAAATGGAGATATACTTATGAAAGCGATCATTCAGACTCAACACATGGAAAACTACGGCGCCCACGATTGGGACGGTAAGGGCGAGTGCCCGCAGTACTGGAAGCCGAAAGGTGGAAACACCTACATTTTCAACTGTACCATCGAGGAAAACATGGACCCTCAGTGGTGGGCCCGTGTCGAGGCTGCTTGCACCAGCAAGTCTGAGTACTTCGAGGAGTATTCGGTTGGCGAGACTGTTGTCGATGATATCGACTTCCGTGTCTCTGATCACTGTGCTGATTGGGACGCACCTTACTATGGTACGATCAAGGAAGATCGTATCTCTTTCAACCGCACGACTGAAAACCAGCCGATGTCTGGTATGCGTGCTGAAATCGCTAAGGAATTCACCGCGTATGACGTGTTGGACAATGGCGAAGAAGTACATCACGGTGTTGCCTTCGAAATGGTAAACGGTGATGTTATTAAATTCTCCGAGCTTCGCGCTTGGTTGGACACCTACGCACCACAGGAGGCAGCGTAATTATGGGTAGAAAAAGAAAGAACGATCCGTTTGCAGTCGAAGAAGTCGAGCAGTTTGATCCTGACTTCAAGCAACCGCAAATGATTATTCAGCTTCGTAAGATCGTCGACTCTATCGGCAATCCGAAGCCACTTCATTGGGTTCGTACTGACAATGGTCGTAATGTATGGGTTGCTCACAAGCATGCCAAGACGATCGTCAATATCTACGATCAGCTGACGAGTCAAGAGTCTACCTCTTTCTCATCAGTAGACAATCGTATGGATCCTGCTGTCAATGCTACTCGCACACGCCTCAAGCGTCAGTTCATGCAGAATCTTCAGACTACTGAAGGTTTGCAGGACATTCTCGAAGGTTTGCGTGCATGACTAGGCGAGAACTAGCAGCACGCGAGTTTGGTAATCTAATGGACCATTACTTCGCGTATGATGATTTTCACCTCGGAGTATTTCCTCTGATGAAGAGAACACCCGGCCGTAAGGATGCAGTTGATGGCCGTGAATGGAATAAGTTTGAAGCTGCACTGCTTGAACTGATATTGAAACAAATACCAACGGAGTTGCCAAATGAGCTTTAAAAAATTACAAGAAAATCTTCAAGCCGAAGGTTGGTTTGTTGGTTGGAAATTATCGTGTTGTTCGAGCTGTGCTTGGTGGGATGTGCCCGACGAAGCAGATCTTTCAAAGGTTCTTTTCAATCATGAGCAAGATTGTGAAAGAGAAGAGGAAGAATGTGAGTATTGCGAAGGCGAAGGCTACATCATGGAAAGTCATCCGCTCGCTGATGATGAAGAAGAAGTAGAATGTATGAATTGCCAAGGCCTCGGTCAGCTCGTGGAATATTACGAACACGGTGATGATGCTGAAGGTAGTCACTTTTGTTTTGATGGAACAAAGAAAGGTGTAGATAATCTCAAGGCAATTCTGCCGATCATAGAAGACAGTGGTTGTGCATGGACTTGGGATGAAACTGGTGGAACACGAATTTGGATTGAATGGAAATGAGAATTTTTAAAGAAATCACCGAATGGCCTGATGTTGAGTACAATGTACCTAACCACACCTACGCTGTCAATGATGCAGGTAAGTGTGTAGGCTATGTCAAAACTGGTACGTCTGAGTGGATCTTCTTTGGCAAACCGCGATTCTTCGATCGGGCTCGTCGTAAGTTTATCCAGCTCAAGTCAGGAAATATTTTTAATTTATTTCACGAAAACTATGTACAATACTAGTTTTTTTTGGTAGAATGGTTATATTAATTGAGTTAAACATCCTGTAGGAGGGATTATATTATGGCACATATGGTTGAAACAATGGCATACGCAGGTGAAGTTCCTTGGCACGGTCTTGGTGTTAAAGTAGCTGATGACCTGACGCCTCAAGAGATGATGAAGGTTGCTGGTCTCGATTGGTCAGTAGAGCGTCATCCTATTACTACGCTGGTAGATGGTGAAGAGATCACTATTGCTGGCAAAAAAGCTTTGGTTCGTTCGTCTGATAACAAAGTGCTCGATGTTGTAGGAGATCAGTGGATCCCAGTCCAAAATGCTGATGCATTCGAGTTCTTTGACGAGTATGTTAAGGCTGGCGGCATGACGATGCACACTGCTGGATCGTTGAAAGATGGCCAGATTGTTTGGGGACTCGCAAAGATTAACGAATCTTTTTCTCTCTTTGGCGGTAAGGATCAGGTAGACTCCTACCTCTTGCTGTCAAATCCACATAACTATGGTCGCGGTGTCGATGTTCGATTCACACCCATTCGGGTCGTTTGCAATAACACCCTGTCTATGTCTCTCGAAGGCAAAGCATCGCTCGGTATTTCTCTGAACCACAAGTCAGAGTTTGACGCAGAGCGTGTCCGCCTTGCCCTCGATGAGGCATCTAAGAAGATGGAAACTTACCATGAAATGGCTGATTTCCTCTCGAAGAAGTACTACAAGCAAGCTGACTTGTTCGAGTACTTTAACCAAGTCTTCCCTGTTACCACCAATCGTGCTGGTACAATGGACTTTGACGAGCTTATGAAGTCATTCCAAGAAGGTAAGAAAGCTGGTTCGCGTAACGCTCGCACTGCAATGGAAATCATTAACACTCAGCCTGGTGCATCACTTGCCGAAGGTACATGGTGGAATGCTTACAATGCAGTGACTTACATGACTAAC